AACCCAGGTTTGCGAGAAAGACGTAGGATAAATACAATCAGACTTTTCAGGAGGTTACGTCATGCTGATTGGTTATGCCCGGGTGTCTACCAGCGATCAAAATACCGAATTACAGAAAAATGCGCTGATAAGCGCAAATTGTGAACTGATTTTCGAAGATCAGGCCAGCGGTAAAAACGCCAGACGTGCGGGACTAAAACGCGCGTTACGCAAACTCAGACGCGGCGACACGCTGATCGTCTGGAAGCTGGATCGGCTAGGCCGTAGTGTGCGCGACCTAATTACCATGGTGTCGGACTTGCAACGTCGGGGAATTCACTTTCGCAGCCTGACCGATGCGATTGATACCTCAACGCCCGCTGGCCGTTTCTTCTTCCACGTGATGAGTGCGCTGGCCGAGATGGAGCGAGAACTGATCGTCGAACGGACCCGCGCGGGATTAGCCGCAGCCAGAGCGGCAGGACGCATTGGTGGGCGTAAACGCATTATGACGCCAGATACCCTCGACCATGCCAGAACGCTGTTGAGCAATGGTGCAACCCGCTGGCAAATTGCCAATATTATCGGCGTGTCGGAAAAAACCATTTATAAATATTTCCCTGCGACGGAGAAATCACGCACCAGTCAATGATTATGCAATAAAATATATAAATGATGTTTATTTCAATTGAAATAATAAAGCCACCACGAGTGGTTTTACCCCTCACACAACACATCCATAATGCATCTTATCTGTTTTTTACAAAATAATAAAAGCCGCGAAATAATTCGCGCTAAAAAACGTAATTAACATTAAGAGAAATTACATGGAAAAATATAACTCCCCTTGTTCACTTGACCTGATTCTGGGTAAAGAGAATATCTATAAAAATAGCCCGATTCATATCGGCAGCATTTCTCTTGGATGTGGTAAATGCCACGGTGACCAGCAGGACACTGCCACCACGCAACCCACAGCAACCGATGGACTGAAAGATTTGATCGGTATTCCACAACCCTGGCCGCTGGCGGACGCACCGGAAGGCTGGCTGAAATGTAACGGCCAGGCGTTTGACGCCACCAAATATCCGCAACTGGCCAAACTGTACCCAGCAGGAACCCTGCCGGACCTGCGCGGCGAATTTATTCGTGGCTGGGATGATGGTAGAAATGTTGACATTGGACGCGGTATTCTCAGTTGGCAGAAAGGGACCTTGACCGTATCGGATCCGACGCTTGGGTCAGTGAACATCGGAGCCCTGATCCATAGCAACAGTGACGCAGCTAATACATATATGGCGATGGGCTTTGATAAAGTAGATAAAAAAGATTATGAAATGCTGCGTGCTGCAATTAATGTCGATTCAGCAGGAGCACAAGATCTAGATAATAACGGCTGGGCTAATGGGTACGGTTCTACCCGCCCACGCAACGTCGCTTTCAGCTATATCGTTAAGGCAGGTTAATCATGACCACTCAAAATGAAAATACGATTCAGCTGAATGAACAGGGGCTGAGCCTGAGCGCCGGTTACATTACGGTTTACCATATTGACCCACAAACGCGGGAATATATCGGTAACACCCGTGAATACCTGATGGAAGGTGTTGGCATTCCAGCACACAGCTTTATTGATACCCCACCGGCAGCTCAATCCGGTCAGGCTATTGTGCGCAGTCAGGATGGCCTGTCCTGGGAAAACGTTGCCGATTATCGCGGGCAGACGGCCTACGATAAGCAGACGGGGCAATCCAGCCTGGTAAGCCAACTCGGTGACCTTTCCGACACCCTGACGCTGTTGCCACCCGCCACCGCTTACGATATCTGGCAAAACGACGGCTGGGTGACGGATGCTAAAGCGCAACAGGCCGCACAGGTCAGCGCGGCGCAACAGCAGCTGGCGGGTTACCTCGCCCAGGCGGAAAAACGCCTGACCGTATTGCAATATGCGGTGGAGCTGGACATGGCGACGGAACAGGAAACCCAAGCGTTGAAAGACTGGAAAACCTATCTGGTGCTGTTAAACCGAGTGGATGTATCTGGTGCCCCCGCCATTGACTGGCCGACCATGCCAGCCTGATTCACCGCTCTCACTGGCGTGAATCCTGCGCCATAACCTTACAGATGCCGTTGTTCCCCCAACGGCATCTGTTTTTTATTTTAGTTAACTCATTGTTTTTAATCATTATAAAAACATTATCGGCTTCACCCTGTTGTGCCATCTGATACCAAACCCTATTCGAATGCCTTCTGTTCTCCGGCGAGGCACTATTACTCGCACCCCACAACAGGAGACATTCTTGATGAGTGATTTTCATCACGGTACGCAGGTCGTCGAAATCAACGACGGTACTCGCGTCATTTCAACTGTATCAACCGCGATCGTCGGTATGGTCTGTACCGGACCGGACGCTGACGCCGCCACTTTTCCACTGAATACACCGGTACTGATTACCGATGTGCTGACCGCCGCAGGTAAAGCCGGTAAAACCGGTACTCTGGCTGCCGCACTGCAAGCCATTGGCGATCAGACCAAACCGGTAACGGTAGTCGTTCGCGTAGCTGAAGGCGCTAACGAAGCTGAAACGGTGTCCAATATCATCGGCGGTGCCGATGCCAATGGCAAATACACCGGTATGAAAGCCCTGCTGGACGCCCAGGCAGTCACTGGCGTGAAGCCGCGTATCCTCGGCGTTCCGGGGCTGGATTCCCAGCCTGTCGCTACCGCGCTGGCCGCCATCTGTCAGTCACTGCGCGCCTTCGGTTACGTGAGCGCCTATGGTTGTAAAACCCTGTCCGACGCCATCAAATACCGCGGCAATTTCAGCCAGCGCGAACTGATGGTGATCTGGCCGGACTTTATCGCCTGGAACACCGTAACCAACGCAAGCGCCACTGCCTACGCAACGGCACGAGCACTGGGCCTGCGCGCCAAGATCGACCAGGAAACCGGCTGGCACAAAACCCTGTCCAACGTCGGTGTTAACGGCGTGACCGGTATCTCTGCCAGCGTGTACTGGGATTTGCAGACCATCGGCAGCGACGCTGACCTGCTGAACGAAGCTGGTGTGACCACGCTGGTACGTAAGGACGGTTTCCGCTTCTGGGGTAACCGCACCTGTTCCGACGATCCGCTCTTTCTGTTTGAAAACTACACCCGCACCGCGCAAGTGCTGGCCGACACCATGGCTGAAGCGCACATGTGGGCCGTCGACAAACCGGTTACTGCCACCCTGATCCGCGACATCATCGAAGGTATCAAGGCTAAATTCCGCGAGCTGAAATCCAACGGCTACATCATCGATGCCGACTGCTGGTTCGATGAAAGCGCCAACGATAAGGAAACGCTGAAGGCAGGCAAGCTGTACATCGACTACGAGTACACCCCGGTGCCGCCACTGGAAAACCTCACGCTGCGTCAGCGTATCACCGACAAGTATCTGGTGAACCTGGCTGCATCCGTTAACAGCTAAGGAGCGACTGACTCATGGCACTGCCACGTAAACTTAAATATCTCAACCTGTTCAACGACGGTATGAGCTACATGGGCCAGGTGCATTCTGTCACCCTGCCGAAACTGACCCGCAAACTGGAAAACTACCGCGGCGGCGGTATGCAAGGTGCGGCACCGGTAGATTTCGGCCTGGATAACGATGCACTGGTGATGGAATGGAACATGGGTGGCCTACCGGACAGCGCGTTCTGGAGCCAGTATGCGTTGCCGGGCGCTGATGCTGTCCCGCTGCGTTTCGCCGGTTCTTACCAGCGTGACGACACCGGTGATATCACCGCCGTCGAAATCGTACTGCGCGGCCGTCACAAGTCTATTGACAGTGGCGAATCCAAGCAGGGTGAGGAGACTGATGTGCGCGTTTCTACCCAATGTACCTATTACAAACTGATCATTGACGGCGTCGACATGATTGAAATCGATACCATCAACATGATCGAAAAAGTTAACGGCGTTGACCGTCTGGAACAGCACCGCCGCAATATCGGTCTGTAATGACCGCTTCATGGCCAGCTACAGCTGGCCATTCTTATTGATAAAACGGGAGTCTTTATTATGACGGCTGAAAATACTGCACAACACCATGTGATTACCCTGAACGCCCCAATCAAACGCGGTGAAACCCAGATCGATGCGATTACGCTGCTCACGCCAACGGCAGGCACACTGCGTGGTATTGGGCTGGCAGCACTGGCAAGTGCCGATGTGGAAGCATTGATTAAACTGCTGCCACGCATCACCTACCCTGCTCTGACTGAAGCCGATGTCATGGGACTGGAGCTGCCTGATCTGCTGGAATTCGCCGGTAAGGTGATCAGTTTTTTATCACCGGGCTCGGTACGCTAACGCCCCCACCGAGCCTCACGGTTGACGACCTGATGGCGGATATTGCGGTGGTGTTCCACTGGCCGCCATCAGAACTTTTCCCCATGAGCCTGGCAGAGTTGATTAACTGGCGTAGCCGGGCGCTACAACGAAGTGGACAAGACTATGCCTAAGCAAAAGACGATGCCTAAGCCATCAACTTCCCCAGGTTCAGGGTCTGCGGCAGCACAGCGCAACAACGCGCCGGACAACAGCATTTTCTCACCGCTGCGAGACAATGTGTATCTGAATAAAATCAACAGCGTATTGCTGGATTTCTTGAGCAAAGCCGGTCAGCTCGCCAACAGCGGTACATCAACTGTTGCCAGTGCACAGAAAAGCAACCAGTCTGGCGGGAAAAAAGGCGGCAAGACGTCTGCCGCCGCACAACTGGGGATGCTGGGTAATCTCGCCAGGCGGTTCGATGCCATCACCGCTGCACTGAACCCAACGTATGCTGCATTGAAAAATGCCCGTCACTTATCACAAACCGGCAACAGTGGCCTCTCTCGCTCAGGCCAGAGCCCGAGCGCTGGCGTGACGCAATCACTTGTTGCCCAGGCCAGTGATGGTGTCAACAGCATCTATTTATCTGCCGCTGCCGCCATGCAGGCACAACAACATATCGCTGGTCTGGTGCCTTCTACCAGACTGGCTTCCACCGCGTTGCCAGGCAACGTCTCATCATTGCTGAACGCACAGCAAAGCCTCAATCTGCCGACCAACCTACTGCCACAGATTGGCACAGGTGCAACATCGCAGACAGGCGCTGAAGGGCTGAGTGCCCTCTTCGATACTGCCCAGGAGTCATTCGTCGGTACGGAAGAAACCAGCATGATGATATCCGCCTTGAGCAATGTGGATCTGGATGACGGTGATGGCAGTTCAACGTTTCAGGGCGGGCTTGATAATCTTCAGGCGCTCTCAGGGTCCGCGATGCAGTTGCTCAACCAGCCGGACCTGATGAACCAAAACAGCGTGGAAAACCACGCCAGTTTACAGTCCGCGATGACCAACGGCCATTACAACGCCCTCTCGCCGAATTCATCACAGCGTTATTTTGACCAGCGCGTGGTCAACAACATCACCATTACCGTGCCCGAAAACAGTAACCTCGACGTGATTAAGCAATACATCGAAGAGGCACTGAGAAAATATAGCCCGAATAGCAGCGCCTATTCCTACAACTCGATGACCTCTAATCTTATTTCATGAGGATAATATGATGATGCTTGCACTGGGTTTATTCGTATTTCAATTGCAAACACTGCCGTACAGTACCCTCAGCCGTAATGTGAATTATCGCTGGGCCAGCAACGGTCGTATCGGTCTGCGCCCTGCGCAACAATTTTTGGGGCAAGGAAATGAAACCATTAGCCTTAATGGTGTTCTGTGCCCTGAAGTGAATGGCAAATTCAGTAAGCTGTCGCTGTCTGCGCTGGAGCTAATGGCCGGGACAGGTCGTGCCTGGCCGCTGATCGAAGGCAGCGGCACCATTTACGGTATGTATGTTGTCGAAAGCTTGCAGCATACTAATACAGAATTCTTCTCCGACGGCAGTGCCAAACGTATCGAATTCTCGATTAACCTGACGCGTGTTGATGAATCGCTCATTGCTATGTTTGGTGACCTCAGCCAGCAGGCTACCGATTTGTATAACCAGCAAATCACACCCGCCATCGCTTCCGCCAAAGCGGCTATCGGAGGTGTCTTCTCGTGATAGTAAATAACCGCATTGGTATTGCCGACCAGCTCGCGCCGGACTATCAAATCACACTGACGGATTCATCTGGCACGGCCCAGACAACCCGCAATCTCAACCAACGACTTATTTCGCTCTCACTGCACGATGTCATGGGGTTCGAATCAGACCAACTCTCACTGGATATCGATGATAGCGACGGCAAAGTGCTAATGCCTGCACGCGGAGAGAAAATCGGCATCAAAATTGGCTGGAAGGGCAAAACATTGGCGGATAAAGGAACCTTTGTGGTTGACCAGGTCAGCCACAGCGGGGCTCCCGACAGAATGACCATTAGCGCACGCAGCGTTAACTTTCGCGGCGACTTAAACACACCACGTGATGGTTCATACAATGCCACCACACTGGGTGACATCGCCCGGACGATTGCGGAACGCTACAGCCTGATGGCGTCGATCGAGAACTCGCTGGCCGACACCGCGATTACTCATGAAAACCAGTCCAAAGAATCCGATTTGTCGTTTCTTTGCCGTCTGGCAAGAAGATACAGTGGTACTGTGGCGATCAAAAGCGATACGTTGCGGCTTTTTGTTGCCGGTACTGGCACCGCCGCAGACGGTAAAAACGTGTCGACCTACCTGATCGAACGCAGCGATGGCGACTCGCACAGCTTTACTATTGCCGACCGCATCGCCAATACGTCCGTCACCGCCAACTGGCATGACAGCAACGATGCGAAAACACATACCGTGAAGATCAGCCGCAAGCGTCAAAGCCAACCGAATACGGTTACAACCCACCCTAACGCCAAGTCGCCCACCCAGTCATCAGCACTGTCGACAGATAACTATCTGACTGGAGAAGAAGAAAGCCAGCAAACGCTGCAAACCACCTACGCTTCCCAGGACGATGCAACGCAGGCGGCGTTGAGCAAGTGGCGTGAAACTCAGCGTGGCACGGTAACGTTCTCACTCACACTGGCAAAAGGCATGGAAAACCTGAAGCCCGGCGCGCTGGTACGGCTTAAAGGCTTCAAGCAGGTGATGGATGAGCGCCAGTGGACTATCAAGCGTCTGACCCACACGATTGCAGGCAGTGGCTTTATCACCGCTATTGAGCTGGAAGTGTCGATGCTGGATGTAGAGTATGACATCAGCTATGACGTTATGGTGAACTTCGAGGATAAGTAAATCACTTTTCGAATTCGAATTTGCAAATTCGAATTCAATACAGTATCATGTGTGTAAGATGTTTCACTAACCCGTACACATAAGGTGATTTCAACATGATGCATTGTCCTTTGTGCCGTCATTCTGCTCATGCCCGTTCCAGCCGCTACCTGTCTGAAAATACCAAGGAGCGTTACCACCAGTGCACTAACGTGAACTGTGGTCACACCTTCGTCACCATGGAAGCCATCACCCGTTCCATCATGGTGCCGGGCAAAACCGAGCCGGTTGAAGGCGAACGCAAGTAATTCGTCACGCTTCTCTCCCTCCGTGTTTCCTTACTTTTCTGACCGTCTTTCCCCGCCGCCCGGCGGGGTTTTTTATTCCCCGAAAAAATACACATTATGTGTTTTTGTTATTCTCATAGCTCTCATATTGGAAAAACGTATTATTGACGCTGACCGCCGTCGGCTTTTAGTATCGAACTGCTTTTGCTGATTTTCAGTCACTTGCCGCGACGACACCCGCCTGACGGGTTGTTAACGCCGCAAGGGATGAATCCTGCTGTGACGATGGTGCCCTTCCCCTCCTCCACCATCAAAAATCAGACGCAGACACCGCTTTGATTAACACGGGTTCAGGAAAAGAGTGATGCACAATCTACCGGTTTTCCTGTTCCTCAGCAGGGAGAACACCCATGACGGACACCATCCACGCTTACCGCGCTAGCTTATTGCACTTTGTCGCCGACCCGTTACAGGACCCGCAAGCCACCCGCTTTATCGAAGACGGCCTGCTGCGGGTGCGAGATGGTCGCATTCAGGACGCCGTGCCGTATGACAGCATCACCGAAGCCGAGCGCCAGTCCATGACGGTGATCGACTATCGCGGGCGGTTGTTGATGCCGGGATTTATCGATACCCACATCCATTTTCCGCAAACGGAAATGATCGCCAGTTACGGTGAGCAACTGCTGTCCTGGCTTAATACCTACACCTTTCCCACCGAGCGCAAGTTCGCCGACGCGCATTACGCCCAGGAACGGGCCACGTTCTTCATTCAGGAATTGTTGCGGCATGGCACCACCAGCGCGCTGGTGTTCGCAACCGTGCACCCGCAGTCGGTTGACGCACTGTTCCGTGCCGCTGAAGCCAAAAACCTGTGTCTTATCGCTGGTAAGGTCATGATGGACCGCCATGCACCGGATTATCTGTGCGATACCGCGCAGCAAAGCTACGGCGAAAGCAAAGCGTTGATTGAAAAATGGCACCGGCGCGGGCGGTTACGCTATGCGGTCACCCCGCGTTTTGCCCCCACCTCGACCCCTGAGCAGCTGGCGCTGGCGGGTCGATTGTTGCAGGAATACCCGGATGTGTATCTACATACACATCTTTGCGAAAATCCGGACGAAATCGCCTGGGTGAAATCGCTGTTTCCTGAACATCAGCATTACCTTGATGTTTACCATCACCACGGCCTGACCGGACGCCGTTCGGTGTTTGCCCATGCCATCCATCTGCAACCTGAAGAAATCCGAACGCTGGCGCAAAGCCAGTCCGCCGTGGCGTTTTGCCCCTGTTCTAATCTGTTTCTGGGCAGCGGCCTGTTCCGGTTGCACCCGTTAAAAGCAGCGGGAATTCGTATCGGGATGGGTACTGACGTCGGTGCTGGCACTACCCTATCGTTGCTGCAAACCCTCAGCGACGGCTACAAGGTGCAGCAATTGCAGGGCGAGAAATTCTCGGCGCGTGAGGGGTTGTATCAGGCGACGCTGGGCAGCGCTGCCGCCTTGTCGCTGGATGATCGCTTAGGGAATTTTCTGCCGGGCAAAGACGCCGACTTCGTGGTGCTGGACTGGGCCGCCACCCCGTTGCAGCAGCTACGCCAACAGCAATCCACCTCGCTGGACGACAGGCTGTTCGCCCTGATGATGCAAAGCGATGACCGAAACATCAGCGCGACTTATGTACAGGGAAAATGTGTCTACACCCGTCAAGCGCCCGATCACACGCCAAACACCGATGACAAACCCGTCAGCTTTCCGGCCCACTGACGGATTGAGTGATATCGCCACAAGCCACAAGCTGCGGCGATATATCCTTCAGAACAGGCAGAAAGGCGATAAAACCTACTCGTGTTTTCATCAGAAAGTGATCAATTACACGTTTCGCCAAAAAAATCGCGCGGCGATATGTCGCTTACCGATAACTATTCTTGAATAATATCGGATAAGCACTCAAGCCAATGGAGGGATGGCGACATCAGTTGGGCTCTGCCCTTGCAGAGTTTTCAGCACTCATCACCCAGTACCATAAGGTTTCGTCATGACTTCTCCATACCATCGTTGTAGCGAAGAGCAGCAAGACATCCTCGCACGTATGCTGAATATTTTTGACACACAGCCTGCTGAAGAGCTCACTCGCCTGACGCGCATCACCCGCACCTTTTTTCAGGTAACGAGCGTGGTTATCTCACTGGTGAACAACGAGCGGCAATGGTTTTTGTCGAGGGCTAATTTTCCCGGTCAGGAACCGGGTATCGAGTTCTCCTTCTGCGTACATACCGTGAGCGCCAACGCGCCGCTGGTCATCCCTGATACCCTGCTGGACGAGCGCTTCGCGGCCAATCCGATGGTGACGGGTAATGACCCGATTCGGTTTCACGTCGGCTACCCGCTACGCTCCTCGCTGGGTACACCGCTCGGTGCCCTGTGCCTGTATCACCATCAACCCCGCACGTTCAACGATGAAGAAATGCAGCAACTCAGCGATCTGGCGTTTATCGTTGAAACGGTACTGCATAAGGTGGAAATGCAGGCACGCGAAGCAATAGCCCAGGAAAAACTGTATCAGTCGGACTACATCAACCAGCAGATTTTTTCCCGTGCCGCCATCGGCCTGGCGCTGATAGCCCCAGATAAGCGCCCCTTAAAATTCAACCACGCGTTCTGCGATATGCTCGGTTACGACGAAGAAACGCTGCTGACACTGCCCGTGGATAAAGTGGTACACCCGGAAGACATGCCGACATTAATTCACGATCACAACCAATTGATGGAGAGTAACGTACCGGAAAGTACCCAGCAGCGGCGCTATATCCGCGCCGACGGCAGTGAATTGTGGGCACAGGTTTCCATTTCGGTGCTCTATACCCCAAACGGCAACAAGTTCGGCCTGCTGCTGGCATTGACTGATATGAGCCAGCAAAAAGCCTCCGAGCAGACCTTGCGCAGCCTGAGTCAGGAACTGGAGCATCGGGTGGAGCAGCGTACGACTGAACTGCGCCGGAGCCACCAGTTCATCCAGGACATCACTGACCATATCCCGGCGATGATTTCCTGCATTAACCCGAACAATGTACTGGTTTTCGCCAATCGCCACCTGCGCAAACTGATGGGGCATGAGCATGACACCCTGTACCAGCGAGATATCAGCGAGATCTTCCGTCCCCAGGAACTGGCACTGTTTCTGCCTAAACTGGAAGCGTCGCGGCAAAACCAGCTTTCGCTCTCCTTTGAACATGTGATGGATATGCCCGACGGCCAGCTCACCACGTTTCATACCGAACTGGTGCCCGCTGCGTCTACGGAACTCGGCACCTACATTCTCTCGACTGATATCACCCACCTCACGGTATTGCGCGACCAACTGGCGTTCGAGGCCAATCACGATCACCTGACCGGTCTGCCCAACAGGCGGGCGGTCATCAGCTACCTGAACCGCCTGGCGGGGAAAAAACGGCGTGGCGCGCTGGCGCTGCTATTCTTTGATATCAACAACTTCAAATACTATAACGACCGATTCGGCCACGATTTCGGTGATCGGGTGATTAAAACCTTCGCCCGTCTGCTGCGCCGGAATACCCGCTCCTACGATTTTATCGGCCGTCTGGCGGGCGACGAATTCCTGATGGTGATTCATGAACAGCGTAATCTGGCCAACGAAATCCGTGCCATTACCCAGAAATTGAAAGCGAAGATCGAAAAACCGGTCACCATTCGCCAGCAGACCATCACGCTATCAGCCAGCATCGGCCGCGCGATTTTGCCTCAGGGTGCACCGCTTAACGCCAACGAGCTCATCCGTCAGGCGGATACGGCTATGTACCAGGCCAAACGCCGCCATGTCTCTTCATCCTGAATTGAACGGATAATAATGTTCCATTTGCCATAAATAGCAACCCGATTTGCCGGAATGAGAATAATGAAAAACTATAAAAAGAATTAATTCCGGTGAATCATTCCGTTTATTTCACCATTAAACCGCCAATTCGACTGACAATTAACCTATAAGTATTTCATGTGACGGAAATCACACTTTTCTTAAAGTTCTCACTTTTTATTGCCGATGGCTTTCTTACCGACGTCATTATTCATTTATCGAGGGCGAGCCATGTTCAGAAATATAAAAATTGTCACCGGGCTATTTTCATTACTGCTGGCCTTAAGCGTGCTGCAATTAGTCAGTTACGGTTTTTTCTTCGACGTCATGAAAAGTGACAGAAATAACTTTGTCGTCGCGCAAACGCTACGCAAGCAAAGCGGGGAACTCAACGCCTCATGGATTGCACTGATCCAGACGCGCAATACCATGAACCGTGCCATCGCCCGGATGATCATGGAAACCAACAATATTCCCAGCGCTGGAAAATCGGCCGATCTGATTGATGTAGCTAACCAGTCGCTGGCACAAGCGGATAGCCATTTCGCCGCTTACAACCAGATTCCGCTGCTACCGGTGCAGGACGCCGCGCTGGCAAAAAATATTAGCGAGAACTATCAGGCATTACGCAAGGTATTGCAGCAAATTGTCGATCTGATAAAAACACAGGATGTGAAAGCCATTCAGTCTCTGCCGACCCAGAAAATGCAGGACGCCTTTCAACAATCCTTTGATACGTATTTCCGTCAGAATGATGCCCTCAATGACAGTGCGGTCAGCGGCAGTGGTCAGAATTACCATTACAGTATTATCGTCATTGCCATATGCGTGTTGGTCCTGTTTTTCGCCACCACCAGTGCCTGGGTATATATTCGTCGGGTTCTGCTGCAACCGTTAAACCGGATCATTACCCATTTGCACCATATTTCCACGGGCGACCTGACGCAATCGCTACAAATTCAGGCGAAGAACGAAATCGGCCAGTTGGCGGATAGCGTCCGCCACATGCAGCACTCATTGACCGATACCGTGGATAAAGTGCGGGTGAGCGCGCATGAAATCTATCGCAGCGCTAGTGAAATCGCTGGCGGCAACAGCGATCTCTCCTCCCGTACCGAGCAGCAGTCCGCCTCGCTGGTGCAAACCGCCGCCAGCATGGAACAGCTGACCGCCACCGTGAAACAGAACGCCGACAATGCCCGTCACGCCTCCCAATTGGCACGCGATGCATCGGATACCGCTCACAAAGGGTTACAGGTGGTCGATGATGTCGTTAACACGATGGGACAAATCAGTGGCAGCTCGCAGAAAATCAGCGACATTACCGGGCTTATCGACAGCATTGCCTTTCAGACCAATATTCTGGCACTGAACGCCGCCGTCGAAGCGGCACGCGCTGGCGAGCAAGGCCGTGGCTTTGCCGTGGTCGCTGGTGAGGTGCGTAGCCTGGCCCAACGCAGCGCCGACGCCGCCCGCGAAATCAAGGAACTGATCGAGGATTCGGTCAGTCGGGTGCGCGAAGGGGCGGTTCTGGTCGGCTCGGCTGGGGAAACCATGGGGGATTTGGTGAAAGCCGTGACGCGCGTCACCGATATCATGGGTGAAATCTCCTCGGCGTCGGAAGAGCAGAGCCGCGGCATCGATCAGGTCAGCCAGGCCGTCAGCGAGATGGATCGCGTGACGCAGCAGAACGCCGTGCTGGTGGAACAGTCCGCCAATGCAGCGGTGTCGTTGGAAGAACAAAGCGACCATCTTAACCGCGCGGTGTCGTTGTTTCGGCTCCATACCGCCACATCGCCTGCCGCCGCCAGAACGACATCGGCAGCCATCACGCCGGTAGCACCACCGCAGTTGCCCGCCAGCCGCAGCGTAGCGACCGCCGGGGCTTACACCACCAGCCACTGGGAAACGTTCTAACCCTGGCACCGATAAATCCGGCATCATAAAACGGCTCGCGTACCGGTCCACTTACCGGTAGCGCGAGCCGTATCTTTACGCCATACACACGGACGGTTATTGCACCTGCGTATACATCAGGGTGCCGTAACCCAGGTGTTTATCATTCACGACAACGCGCAGGTGTGGTCATGCCATTGCGCTCAGATGTCGCTGCTTATTTTCCCCTAAATAAGCGATAAGTCGGATGTGTACCTGGAGAAATGATTCCGTTTTCCCTTTCTTTGCTATCAAAAACACCACCGATAGCCGTTACTTCATTTTATTTTCACCGCCACATGCGATAGCACATCATTATTTTCTGCGGAAAATGAAATTCTCCAGACAAATGCTAAATTTAAAATGATATCGGATCAGATAACCCGTATATCTCCGTTATCATTACGTTGCAAAAGCGTTAACTGATACGACCGCTAACTTTTCACCGCAGTGATAGTGGGTATATATCGTCAACCCTTTGGCGGGAACCTGCCAATACGTTGATAAACAAATTCCAATGCATTGTTTTATATTGGTATTTTACAAACAGGGAGTTAGTCGCCATGTAAATAAAAATGGTTCTCATTAAAAGCACACACTGTCTTTCACTCACGCCTTTGTCGAGAAAATAGTTATCAGCTAGTAAACAGTTATCAATTAATCATTTCTTATGCCCCAAATAGTACGAGTTGCAGGGCGACTAAACGTGGTTTGCCACAGCGAGTCCCGCGAGATGTTGAGTAATAAAGCCAACGCGCCTGCAATGTGAAGTATGACGGATATATGCCTTTTCAATGCGACATAACTTGAAGTCCAGACTAAAAATAATCCTCAAGAGGACCTGAAATGCGCAACAATCAGCCAGTCACACAGCGGGAATACGTTTTCGATAAGGATGCCACCCTCATGTCGGTCACCGACGTGAACAGTCATATCGTTTATGCGAATGACGCCTTTATAGAGGTGAGTGGTTTCGAGCCTGACGAGATCGATGGTCAGCCCCATAACTTTGTTCGCCACCCGGATATGCCCGTCGAAGCGTTCAGGGACATGTGGCAAACGCTGAAACATCAGGAACCCTGGACCGCGTTAGTCAAGAACCGGCGCAAAAACGGCGATCACTACTGGGTGCGAGCGAATGCGGTGCCGATTGTACGCCAGGGCCGCACGACCGGTTATATGTCCGTGCGTACCCAACCTTCCCGTCAGGAGGTAGACGCAGCGGAAAAGCTCTATCAAACGATGCGTAACGAAGGGAGTAACCTGAAACTGCACCGAGGCGTGCTGTTTCGCACCGGTCTGACCGGGCTATTTTCACGCCTGAAGTTGATCTCCATGCGCTGGCGGCTGCGCGGATTGATCATGCTGATGGCGCTGTTGAGTTACGTCGCTTTCTGGACGATTCATGGCGAATTTGACGCTGACTTTTATATTTCCAGCTCGTTTATGACGGGCATCATGCTGCTGCTGGATGCCGTGCTTGAGTGGCAGTTGATCAAGCCCATCGAAATGGTTAAACAGCAGGCGCTGAATATCGCCACCGGCAATGCCAACACCATTGAGTATGAAGGCCGCGCCGATGAAATCGGCACGATTCAACGCGCCATCGGGCAACTGGGGCTGATGTTCCGCTGGCTGGTGGACGACATCAGCACGCAGGTGCTGAATATCCGCTCCGCCAGTGACGAACTGGCCAGCGGCAGCGAAGACATGAGTAGCCATGCCGAACGCACTGCCGCCAACGTGCAGCAAACCGCAGCGGCCATGAACGAGATCAACACCACCGTGCAGACCAACACCACCACCACCAGTGAAGCCAGCCAGCAGGCCGCAACCGCCTGCGATGCGGCCATCAGTGGCGGCCGGGTGATCGGTGAAATGGAAAAGACCATGGACAGCATTGTCGCCAGTTCAGAGAAAATCGCCGGTATCACTTCCATCATTGATAACATCGCGTTTCAGACCAATATCCTGGCCCTGAACGCAGCGGTGGAAGCGGCCCGAGCGGGTGAGCAAGGCAAAGGGTTTGCCGTTGTGGCCGGTGAAGTACGTAATCTGGCGCAACGCAGCGCCAGCGCTGCCAATGAGATCAAACAGTTGATCGAGTCCAGCGTAGAGCAGGTCCGTTACGGCTCCAGCCATGTCAGAGATGCGGGCGACAGTACACAGAACATCGTGACAAGGGTAAACAGTGTCAGCCAGTTGATTTCGCATATTGCCGATTCAACCAAAGAGCAAACGATAGGGCTGTCTGAGATTGGCCGGGCGGTGGAAGAGCTGGAGCAGATCACCCAGCAGAACGCTTCACAAGTGAACGCCTGTGCTCACGCATCAGACCAGCTAAAACTACAGGCACATCGACTGGAACAGGCATTGCACGTATTCCGATAAACCTCACCCTGCCATGCGCCCCGATGACCTCGGGGCGCGAACCCGTGGCGTGGTCATGCGTTACTGTGCACGTTCGCCATTTTCGGTACGCCAGCGCGCCACCCTCTCCTTCGTCACTTCCTCTTTATAACAGACGGGTGCCGCACCCCCTTTGCGACTCCAGGCGCTACGCCCGCCGCAACGACTGCCGTTTCTGGCCGAACTGTACGGACAGGCACAACTCCCCGAATAATCGGCAATCGACTCTTCAATAATAAGTTGTCGAACCTGGCTATCACTCAAACGGGTATTTTTCGCGTCCGCCGTGCCGATGAATAAAAAACATGATATGCAGAATAATTGAAAAAGATATTTTTTCACGCCCCGATCCTCACCCAGAATAATACCTATACCCTAAATAATTCACGTTGCAGGACAACACGCTCGCGTGTTGAACAACGCTATGCGTTGGCCCTTTAGGGCAAGGCTCATTAGAGCCTTGTAACGCGGCAAGTGAGTGACAAATTCGTTGGGAACGAATTTGACCAGCCAACGGCTGGCCTCTGGTGAGAGACAGGATGTCTCTCATTTCATCCCGATGAGCTTACTCAGGTAAGTGATTCGGGTGAATGACAAATTGGCGTAAGCCGATTTGAACGCTGCTTGCAGCGGCCCCGAAGGGGCGAGGCCCATGAAA